CCCCAAAACCCCAAAACCCCTAAACTATGGAATCAAATTTATTGTAGTTGAAATTCGTTAAATTGGTAAATTTTAGTTTTAATAATTTATATAAATTAAAAAATGAAATTCGTTAAGATTGCGACAGCTGCTTTAGTGCTAGCCGATGCCTCAGCATCCTAAGTAGAATAATTGGAAATGATTCAACTCAGTTCCTCCATGCAACTTGTATCAAGAGCCCTCTAAATGACCGGATCAAGACAAAAGGCAAAAGCTCTTCTTACCGAAGCTCTCAACACTTTTGAGAATGCTCATGGTGGCAATTTTGAGGCCCATTCTCAGGTTGTTTCAGTACCTATTGATGAGAAGATCGCCCTAGCTGTGAAAGTTTCACCAACTTATGCATAAGATGAAATTAATTCCGTTACCCTGAAATCATTCAGAAAGGTTGTAGGATATGACACATTCGAAGCAATCAGAATTAAGGATAGAGCAGAGAAAAAAGATACAGCTGACTACTACAACGTCACTGTTTCAATGATGGTCAAGAGAAAGCCAGTCGAAGGATCAGGCTCATAGACCAAAAATAAGGGATCAGGAAGTCTCGCAACTTTGTTGGACAAGGGTTTCCCTTATGATGATTGAATAAATGAATATTTTCAAAGTTAAATCAATATTTAAGTGCTAATTTTTTGAAGAATAACAATCCAAGATACGATGAAAGCTGCAATTTAGCATAGAATTGAAAAACCATACTTAATATTTAAGGAACATTTTTGTCTAATATTCTGTTATATACATAGTGTGATTACAATCAACTACAGATATATTTATTTTTAGTTTAGCTTTCCGACATTCTTATATAATTTTAATTTTATCTTTTGCTTTTAATATTTTCATATCTCAGGGGTTTTGGGGTTTTGGGGGTCTTTTTACATCTGATAAAAGCACCTTGTATTAGTATGATCACAATAAAGATTGCTGAAATACTAACCAAGGAGTAATTAGTGAAAAAGCAAGAGCTGGCACGCTTAGTGCACGACTATGGGGATGCCGTTATTACTTATCGTAGCGAACACTCCAAAAAACTAAAGTACAATGTTTGTACTTTAAACTTTACAACTCCCTATATTCAGAAAAAGAAGAATAGAGCCAAGGAAACTGACGACACTCTTCTTTTCTTCTGTTGGGATACAGATTCATATCGCTTACTACGACCTTCAAATGTGTCTAGTGTAGTTCCTCTCTCCTCTATTCTCAAGAATGAAGGTAGAAGATAATGGACTTACATCAGGCTCCTGAAGCATACTCTCGTGTTATACACTATGATAAAGTTAAAGAAATTCAGATAAGACTCACCATCAATACCTTTCGAGGAATAGAGTATATGCACTTACGCAAATACTATATGGACTTTGATGAAGAGTGGAAGCCTACTCCCGAAGGAGTTGCTATGCCATTGGACCTCTCTAATTCAAGAGAGATGTTTGCAGGGTTACTAGAGATATTATCCCTCGCAGAATCCAAGAGCCTAGTACAAGAACATTTTGCAGATCTTATTCAGGATCTATATAAATAGTTCTTGACAATCTTCCTAAAGTCCCGTATAATATACTTTCTTATTTAGGAGAATACCATGCAGGACTTTTTAGACAGAATGAGTGAGTTGTACTACGAAGGTACACCTGCTATCTCTGATGCGGAATTTGATATTCTCGCAGACAGACATAGCTATAACAAAGTAGGTTACACTGTTACTGATGCGGTTTCGCATACGTATCAAATGTACTCTTTGCAGAAGTGCTTCGATATAGACAACTCTCCTTTGAATGTTGAAGATTGTCAGATGACTCCTAAGTTGGATGGTGCAGCAGTGTCTCTGTTATATGTCAACGGTACTCTTGAACTAGCCCTCACTCGTGGGGACGGTATTCAAGGCCGAGACATTACTGATAAGATGCGTGAGTTAGTCCCTAACGAGATTAGCGATACTCGTCTTATTCAGATTACAGGAGAAGTTGTTGCCCCAAGTAGTGTACCTAACTCGCGTAATTTCGCTTCGGGGTCACTCGGACTTAAAGGACTTTCGGGTCTTGAAGAGTTCCGAACTCGCCCTCTAGTATTTGTTGCATATGATGCTACCCCACACCTTGCTTTAAATTATGCTTGCTCTCTTGAGGTCTTGCACAAGTTTGGCTTGAACGTGGTTACTCGCTTTAAAGCAGTCGCCTATCCTACGGATGGTTTAGTATTTCGTATCAAAGCAAATGAAAAGTACGATGAGTTAGGTCACACTTCTAAACACCCGCGAGGTGCCTTTGCTCTGAAAGAGCAGGTTGCTGGAGTGGAGACCACGCTGCTAGATGTTGTATGGCAGTTGGGTAAGAGCGGAGTTGTAAGTCCAGTAGCTATCCTAGAGCCTTGTGTTATAGGGGAAGCGACAGTGGCACGAGCAACACTGCACAATATTGAGTATATACGCGACCTTGATTTAGAGTTAGGGTGTAAAGTAGAAGTTATACGTTCTGGTGAAATCATACCTCGCATAGTAAGACGCTTAGATTGATTGCTACCTTTAGAAAAATAATTCTTGACAGAAACCGTAAAAACCCGTATAATACATATTCAATCTCAGAGGAAGACAAATGACGATAATCGAAGCCCCAACAAACTGCCCTTCGTGTAGTTCGGTGTTAGAAGAAGTCAACCATCTTCTGTATTGTAGAAATCCGCATTGCGGTGAGAAAGTTGCTAAGCTCATTGAACACTTTGCAAAGACACTCAAGATTAAAGGTCTCGGCCCTAAGTCGATTGCTAAACTAGACATACGCTCTCTCGAAGAGATTTATGAATTAGATGCACTCGAAATAGCGGAAGCCCTAGGATCAGAGAAACTTTCGGCAAAGTTAGTAGATGAGTTGCAACGCTCTCAGAGTGCACCACTAAATGTACTCTTACCTGCTTTTAGCATTCCTCTTATCGGGAAAACAGCAGCGAATAAATTATCAAAAGTTTGCATTGATATAGATGAAATAGACTACGATATATGTCGCGAAGCTGGTCTCGGTGAGAAGTCTACAGCCAACCTTTTACAGTGGCTAGAGATGGACTTCTATCAAGTAAGTATGTTACCTTTTAGCTTTAAGTTTACAAGATCTGAGAGCAGACCTGTTAATACATCAGTCAACACTGTATGTATCACGGGTAAGTTAGTAAGCTACAAAACTAAAGCAGAGGCTCACGCAGCTCTAGAAGCTGTAGGACTTAATGTAAAATCAAGTCTGACAAAGGATGTCACCATCCTAGTAAACGAAAGCGGGATTGAATCCGCAAAAACTAAGAAGGCCAGAGATGCTGGCGTTCAAATTGTAACTAACCTTAAAACTCTCACTGGAGAATAAATATCATGGCACTACCTAAGTGGACTGATGAGCGCACTACCGCTCTTACTGATTTTGTCGGTGGCGAAAGCCCCGTATCCCAAGCTACTGTTGCGGAAGCAGCTGTACAACTTGAAACCTCTACTCGTTCTATCTCTAGCAAATTGCGAAAGATGGGTCATGACGTAGAGCTGGCTTCTGCCAGTGCTTCACGCGCATTCACGGATTCGCAAGAAGCTACCCTAGCTGCCTTTGTTGCTGACAACAGCGGCACCTACACTTACGCAGAGATTGCTGGTCATTTTGAAGATGGTCACTTTTCCGCTAAGTCAATCCAAGGCAAGATTTTGTCTATGGAACTGACTGGTCACGTTAAGCCAGCTCCTAAAGTTGAAGCAGTACGCACGTACTCTCCATCTGAAGAAACTACTTTTGTATCTATGGTACAAGACGGTGCCTTCGTAGAAGCTATTGCTGCTGAACTAGACCGCTCAGTAAACTCTGTTCGTGGTAAGGCTCTTAGCCTCCTTCGTTCAGGCGACATCGACGCTATTCCTCGTCAGGAAACTACCAAAGGCGCTTCTAAAGAAGATCCATTGGCTGGTATTCTTGATATCGGTAGCCAGACTGTCGAAGCTATCGCAGAGCAAATTGGTAAGACCGCCCGTGGCGTTAAGACTATGCTCACTCGTCGTGGCCTTTCAGCCGCTGACTATGATGGCGCTTCTAAGAAAGAAAAAGCTTCAGCTTAATCCTTCTTAGTACCTAAGGGCAGACTCTTCGGAGTCTGTTCTACATTTTAGATTTGAAATCGGGAGACTTTCATTGAACATTGCTAGTGCGCTTATTAAGCAGACGCTTACACTACAGGACTTTCAGACCTGGAGTGTGGCGCATAAGCATTACTTTGCAGCTGAGTATCATAGCCTTTATAAGGTTATTGATAAGCACTGTGAAGATTTTCATAGAATGCCTACGATTGAAGATCTAAAGTTTGAGATTCGTGATTCAGCTACTCGTGACAAACTGTTCGCAGTGGAAGCAGTGGAGGTCGATGCCGACCCTCATATGCTTCTCGAGTATCTGAAGAACGAATACACTCAAAAAGAAATTCTGGACTCACTAGAAGATTATATTGAAAACTCTGTTGCATTTGAGAATGCTCAAGAGTCTGTCAATCATCTTCACCAAATCGTAATGGATGTCGAAGACAAAGTTGATTTGGAAGACCCACAAGAAAGTATGCAACGTATTGACTTGTTTGAGCCAGAAGAAGATTTAGCCAGATACATACCACTCGGTCTAAACGAAGAGTACGACTACGAAATACAGTTCTCACCTAGAGATCTTGTTATGTTCGGAGGTCGCCGAGGGGCTGGCAAGTCAGTAATTTGTGCTAATATCGCTAACGCAGTTTACGCTTCAGGTAAGTCGGCTATGTATTTCACTATTGAAATGGACAGCCGATCTATCCTCCAACGATGTTGTTCCATAGCTACCGAAGTTCCTTTTGCTCGTCTACGTACTCAGAATCTGAGCGTAACAGAGTGGGAGAAAGTTGCTGGCTGGTGGGCAGGTCGTTATGTTGATGGGCAAGACCGCTTGAAGGACTATAGAATACATCGTGACTTTGAGAAGTTGCATACATCGCTAAAGAACACCTGTGAGCTCCTCCCGACTCAACAGCTGGACATAGTGTATGATCCTGCACTTACTCTCTCCAAAATTCGTGCGGAGCTTGACAAAAAAGTTAAGCCTATGAATGTTGGTGTCATTATTGTAGACTATATTAATCAGGTAAAGCGGTCGAGTCTCCCCTCGCGTGGGGGTCAATATGACTGGACAGAACAAATCGAAGTAAGTAAAGCGTTAAAGTCGATGGCACAAGAGTATGATTGTACAGTAGTTTCCCCTTATCAAACAGACGCAACTGGTGAAGCACGATTCGCTAAAGGTATTCTTGATGCGGCGGATGCTGCATATACACTAGAAACCTGGGATCATGAGGACGCCTGTATTA